CCACCTTATGGAATTGATGTTGGCAACCAGTCTCAGGGCAAAGGCGGGGGAGTTGCCAAAAAGATCGATTATGGCGTGAACAATTGGGATAAAGAGATCCCGTGGGACGCAGTTCAAAATTGTTTTTCATTTGACAGCAAAGTTTTGATTTGGGGCGGCAATCACTTTTGCCACAAACTGCCACCAAGTCGAGCGTGGATAGTCTGGGACAAAGAAAACGGCGACACAGACTTTGCTGACTGCGAGCTTGCTTGGACAAACTTCGACGGGCCTGTTCGGCTTTACAAGTTTAGATGGGCGGGAATGCTGCAAGGCGACATGGCAAACAAAGAAGAGAGGGTTCACCCAACCCAAAAGCCTGTCGCATTGGCAAAGTGGGTTTTTAATAAATTTAAAATCCAAGGGCTTGTCTTGGACTTGTTTGGTGGATCTGGGTCAACCCTCTTGGCTTGTGAGCAAATGGGTCTGGCTGCGGCTCTGGTCGAGCGTGAGCCACGCTACTGCGATGTGATCATCGAACGGTGGCAAGAATTAACAGGACAAGAGGCGGCTTTGGAAAGCGGGGAAACGTTTAATGGTGAAAAGTCAAAAAGAAATATGGGCGCGGATCGGGCGGCTTAAAATGTTGATCGCTTACGAAAAGGGCCGAAAGCCTTCTGACTATCGAGTGATTTCTGGGTTTAGAAATGAAGTCATAATGCTTTACGAAATTCTTTGCCCCGCCCCAGAAAAAGAGGAAAAGCAAGATGCCTAAAGATCCAAGGCTTGCAAGGGCTGGAGTCGAAGGTTTCAACAAGCCCAAGCGCACCCCAAATCACCCGAAAAAATCTCATGTCGTTGTCGCGAAAGTTGGCAGCGAGATCAAAACCATCCGCTTTGGTGAGCAAGGTGCAAAGACTGCGGGTAAACCCAAGGCTGGCGAAAGTGATCGCATGAAGAAAAAACGTGCAAGCTTTAAGGCACGACACGCAAAAAACATAGCAAAGGGCAAAATGTCGGCGGCTTATTGGGCTGACAAAGAGAAGTGGTAAAATGTACGAATACAACTGCAAACTCCGAAGAGTTGTTGATGGCGACACCATCGACGTTGAGGTGGATCTAGGCTTTGATGTTTGGGTTCACGAGCGCGTCCGAATGTACGGGATAAACACTCCAGAAAGTCGAACAAAAGACCTCTGGGAGAAAGATTTAGGAAAGGCCGCGAAGACGCGGCTTTTAGAACTTCTGCCCCCTGCGTTTACCCTAAAAACTCAAAAAGACGCCAAAGGAAAGTTCGGTCGGATCTTGGGCGTGGTCGAGGTTGAGGGAAAGAACATCAATGAGCAATTGATCCTCGAAGGACATGCGGTCGAGTATCACGGCGGCTCGAAACCCAACTGGCGCGAAATAAAGGGGGTCTTAAATGAAAAAACCGACGAAACGTAAGGTTCCCGCAAAATACACGAAGGGATTAAGCCCCGCCGACAAGAAAAAGCGAGAGGCAGAACTTAGACGCAGAATGGCAAGCAAAAGCCCCAGCTATGCCCCGCTTGCCACCGATTACGGTAAGGACGGAAAACTGCGGAAAACAAAAACGTCCAAACACACAACTAAATTCAAAAAGAGGTTCGGTTAAAATGGCAATAAGCGCATCTGCTGATAAAGCACTTACCAATAAAGCGAAAAAAACAGGTATCTCTAAGACATATCTCAAACAAGTCTACAATCGTGGCATGGCTGCATGGGCCACGGGTCACAGGGCTGGCGCTTCGCAGGGCGCATGGGCAATGGCTAGGGTCAATTCATTCGCCACCAAGGGTAGCGGCACATGGGGAAAGGCCGATGCCGATATTGCCAAAAAGGTAAGAGCCTCGAAAAAGAAAAAGAAATAAAAAGACTGCAAGTTGATGAGGTATGCCTATTAACTCTGTCAACTCAGGTTACAGCGAAGAGCAAGTTTTCATTCGCTCTGTTCCTTGTCCGTCTTGTGGGGCGCAGCCTCGACAACATTGCTTCAGACCCGCCTCAAAAAAAACAGGTTTAATTCACAACCACAATGAACGGCAACAACTTTGGCATAAAGTTTTAAAAAGGTGGGAAGATAAGACTTTAAGATCGGAAAGAAACTTGAAAGCAAAGCAGTTCGGGACAAAAAGGGAAATATACACATAAAAAGACCCGCCATGTTGGGAGGATTAACAAGGCGGGTCAGTCAAAGGGAGAATAATATGAAAACATCACATGAAATTACCCTACACGAAATTACCCTACACCATTTAAATTTAAAAATCCATTACAAAGCGTAATATCGTCAAAATGCCCGTTTTTCTCATATAAAAAAGGGGTTTGAGTTTATAAATTAAAAAATTAGCGCTTGACTTTTGTATGCTTTTAGCATATTATTAATTTATCAGGTCGTTAGAGCCTGTTTATAAACCCAAACATAAGGAGGTCAGAAATGACTTTTCACTCTACAAAAAATTTCGTTTACAACGATGGGGGCCGTGCCGCCTCTGGTCGCCAAGGTTCCGCAAGGGATTGTGGCGTTCGAGCAATGGCAATCGCCTTAGACCTCTCTTATGAGGAATGCTACCGCGAACTGGCGCAAGCCAATAAAGACGCTGGCGGCAAAAAGTCGGCTCGCAACGGGTTGATGAAATCCGATTACGAAAAAGTCTTGAACAAGCATGGGTGGTTCTGGAAGCCAGCCCCGAAGTTCGAGGGCCGAAGGGCCAAGGCGTCTGACACTGATGGCGTGGTGATTGCGCGAATGGCGCGTCACTTTTGCGCGGTCATTGATGGAGTCCCACACGACACCTTCGACAGTTCGCAGAAGATGGTCTATGGCGTCTGGGTTCACGCGATAAATCACTGAACCCTTGAGGGCGGGAAATTACACCCGCCCTTTTTAATTTAAAAAAGATTACAAAATGTTATTTAATATATTGACTAATATGCCTAAAGCATTTATTTATAAATTTATAAACAATAACCCAAACAGAAAGATCGATAAAATGGCAAACTCAATCAAAGCAATCTGGTGTGATAACGTAGCGGTTCCAAGCATCGAAGAAGGTAAGCGCGTTGCGTATAAGTTTATCTCAGGTGGTAGATATGTAACTGGCTTCGAGTGGAGCGAAGTTTCCTCATTCGTCGTAACTGGTGATCAGGCTGATTTCACAAGAGCCGTTGAAAGCTGCTTGGTTCAAGCTGACGATCACCACCACGTTTTCATCGAAGGCTTTGATTTCAACGAAACCAATAAAACTTGGGAAGTTTGCCTCGGTTCTTGAGGCTGACTTTCAAAATAAAACCCCAAACATAAGGAGCCAAGAAATGGCATTAGATTTTTCATCACCCACATGGGACTTTCCAATCTTAGAAGAGCGTTTGCCCCACCCCATCAATCAAGGCGAATATGTCGATGGCTTAAAGGCAATCATCAATGGAAACACAAACGAAGTTTTGAATGTTTCTGGATCAGGTTACACCGTTCTTCATAATCGCGATGTAGTCGAGGCGCTTGAGGCCAGCCTAAAATCGGCAAACGTTTCAAGAGACTGTGATTTTACGGTCAAGGCAGTTGACGATGGCAAGAAGCTTGTCTGTGAGGTTCTCTACCCAGACGTTACCATCGAACCGAAGAAGGGCGACTTCACGCAGTTTCGAGTTCGCGCTTACAACAGCTACGATGGCGTTTGGCCCTTCAGCGAAGAGTGTGATGGACTCCGTTGTTTTTGCGACAACGGCATGGTGTCACCCATGATGATTGCGGCGCAGCGCTTGCGCCACACTAACAGCATCAACATCGAAGGCGTGACAAACCGCATCGTTCAAAACTTTGAGTTGTTTCAAACGCAGTCAGATCTTTGGGCGCGGATGATGAAAACCAAGGTGGACAAATCAGCATGTCTGCAATTTTTCAAAACTCGCGTGATCAACAATCAGGGCAAGGCTACCAAAGAAAACTACAGCCTCAAGCAGTTTGCGCGTCTCAGCGATCAACTGGATTATGAGTTTCAGTTGCACGGGCCGACACAGTGGGCGCTTTATAATTGCCTCACGTTTTGGTCAACGCACACAGGCGAATACGCCAACCCTGCAGTCACAACCCGCGCTCGCGAAAAGCAAGTTCGGGAAGCGATGAAGTCAGGCGCTTGGAACCAGTTAGAGCTTGCATAACAGAGGGGGCGCAAAGCCCCCCACCAAACCCCAAACAGGAGAGATCATGGAACACTCAGCATTAAATAAATTGCACGAATTGCGCGATCAAATCGACGCGCTGGCAGATCAAGCGGCTGAAATCGTTCGGGAGAACTTCCCAACGCATTGGGAGTTCGCTGAAGATTACTGCGTTTTTCAGATGACCAGTAGTTGGAATGATTACAATCAGACCTTTTCAACACTGATTGCTGATATTGGAAAGGAACTTGAAGATGGCTAAATTCAAAGGGCCGAAGTCTAGTTTTGTTGGCGCACCAAATGCAAAGCCAATGGAAACTTTGTCTGATGTTATGGCGCACAACTTGAGGGCAATGTCTGCTGCCGCCGCCGCCGATGTTGAAAAGCCAAACACTGCAACAGGCACAGGCGGGAACTGGTATAATCACGTCCTGTCTGGGATCGCAGTTCCGCACAAATCCTTTTTGCATCACTTCTCTGGTCGTGACGAAAAGGCTGATTTTTTACTGCGTAAGTTTCGCAAGGATTTGACTAGCGCCACGCGGATCTCTTTGTCGCCGCAGTTCCTAGAAATCGCGGTTGAGTTGGGAATGTCTTATCCAAAATATCTGACAAAAGCGATTGCGCGATCAACGCCACCCCTCGAAAACATTTGGATTGAGTGGAACGAGGGCGAACGCTTTGCCGCAACGAGTAAGGTGTTGAAGAAGATGGGGGCTAAACACGTCGAGCCTGAGAACGTGGCAAACAATGACACGGGCTACTTGATCCGCAGCGATCACCGTGGTGGTTACGAGTTTCAATGCGTATTTCAAGCTGATCATGGGAACGGCAAAGAGGCGATTGGATTTCCCGCATTGAGTTGGATGTTTAACCCAAATGCTGATGAACCATACACAACGGATGGGATGAACCGTCAGCGCGTTGTTCAAGGCTTGCCAATGGTGGGTCGTGACACTGATGAGGCTAACAGGGTCAAGCTAATTACGGCTCTCTGGGGCGCTGATTACATGAACGTCCATAAAAGCCAAGATGTCTATGGTGACCTTTTGCAGACGTGGCAGTGGAACGTGACATCAAGCATTCATGATCTTGGCCCTTCGATGTATCCGCAGCTTTACAATAACACCGAGGCTGACGAGTTGGCAGAAGATGCTGACACAATGCATCTGGGCGACATGCGGTTTTTGGTGGCAGTTTTTGCTCTGCTGAATTATCCGCGAATTGTTCGGATGGATGCGCCAGCCCCGAAGAAGGTCAGCGCGATTAGGTGGGGCAAACCACTTCCAAAAAATGAGGTTAAGGTGGTTGAGGTCGATCTGCCCAAGAGGCGGGGCGTAAACCTTTATCAGCAGCTATTTACGGGCCAAGGAGCGCCAAAGCGTCAGCATGAGAGGCGAGGACACCCAAGGCGATACAAGGACGCACAGGGGCGCATAATCAAAGAGATCTGGATTAAGCCAATGACCGTTGGAAACCCAGAGTTGGGCGTGATCGAACACGAATATTTTTTAAAGGCTGGCGGGGATACGTTCAAGAAGTCGAAAAATGCTTGACCGACTTAATTACAAAACGTAATTTAAAAATGCTCGATAGCAGCCTGTGGCTGTTGATGCCCTCAACTACTGCCCCCCTTGGCTAGGACACGCACTGCGATAGGGGGGCGACTTTTCTCAAAAAGCAAACCCCCCCAGATTTCTCTGAGAGGGTTCCCTCTTACCTAAATGATAACTAGCTGAACACAGATGACCCAAATAACAAGAAGTGTCGTATTTGTGTTGAAAGGGTGACCAAACCCTGATTTTGCAACTGGTTAAATTATACCCAAGAAAGCTGCCTTGGGTCAACCTGATTGGGCAGAAATTTTATATCAATTAGCTGATAATCTTTACCGCCTGTCTTGCTTTTTATGACAGGGCCAACAGGCTTCAGCTTTTTTATTTCATCAGGCTGAAGAACCATTTTATCGTTTCCATATTCAAGTTGAAGCCCACCCTTTTTGATCGCGTCTTGGGCCTCATAAGTTCTGATTGAGAGATATTCTCCCTTCCACAATTTAGTGACGGTTTTCTTCTTCATGTTTGGGTTCCTTTTTATTACGTTTTGTAAATATAACTTATTTTAATTAATAAAAAAATACATAATGTTGTAATTTATGCTTGATTATATTCTTTAGGCATATTATATAACTTATATAAAATAAAAAAACCCAAACGAAAGATTGAAAAAATGAACAACGTAAAAGCAGAAAACATCATCCGCAAGATCGCCAAGGCAATCGGTCAAGAAAGCATCTTGGTTGGTCTGGCATTGGTTAAGCAGCTTGAGCTTGACAAAGAAGATCGCATGATCGCGCAAGCCTACGAGATCGTGAACGGCTCAATCGAAACCGCTCTTTATAAAAGCTATGTCGCCTCAATGGCGAAGTCGTGAGGGGGGGTGATATGAGCTATTGCGTCCAAGCCTCAAACGCCAAAGGCGATTTTCAAGTTCAAATGGTTTCACAGGGAAGCGAGGCAGACATTCTGCACTCAGCCCTTTGGAACGCCGAGGATAAAAACGGCAACAAAAAGTGGTCAACCGTTAGAACCACAGTCGTTGAGGGTAAGTCATGATTAGATTTCTCCTTGGCATATCCATCATCATTGTTTCAGCGGGGGCGTCTGATGCAGACATTCGCCTCGCTGAGTTGATCGTCCCAACGATTTTGGGCGCAGTGTTGCTTGTCTCAGGCGGCGTCACTCTTATCAGGGATTATGACGAATGATCGAAGTCGTTCATCAAGCCCCGTTCGTTTATCGACATGATCATTCCCGCTCTTGCCCCCATTGTTCGGGGCAGGGCTTTTCGTTGGCGTATTCAGAGGCCTACGATTATCGCGTTTTCAACTCACCTACCGTCAGCACCTATGACGATTGCACCCGTTGCCGAGGAACTGGTGTTTTGACCGCAAAGGATCTCGATTTCTCAGCACTCAAAAAGGGGGTCAATCAGTCATGAGCGATTATTCCGAAACCGATGACTTCTGCCAGCACTTGAACGAGCTTTCGAGGGCATATCAGGAAGATGGTCAGATGCAGATTGCAAGAGATCTGACAATAGCAATTCGCATGATTATGGGGCTGGAAGAGCAAGTCCTGTTTTACAAAAATCGTGAGAAAATATGGGACGAAAAATTTGATCGTCTTATTCCAAAACGCAAACCAGCAGAAAAAAGCAAGGGAGCTTAAAATGACTGTTAAATTTAGTGGGCCAGCGCTCAAGCAAAGGCGCTTAAACGCCGATATAAGCCAAAGTGAATTGTCGCGAAGGAGTGGTGTAAATCAGTCTGTGATTTCAAAAATGGAACGCGGTGCAATTCCAAACCCGTCTGCTGAAAGCCTTGTCCAAATTGCAGCGGCATTAACTACAGATGGTTTGCCCCTCACTGTTAATGATTTGCTTATTGTAGAAAACTTTTCTGGCGAAAGGTTACGAAAAATAAGAGCTAAAAAGAATATCTCTCAAGCTCAGATGGCAGAAGATTTGGGTGTGCCACGCCCTACAATTTCGCGCTATGAAACGGGGGCGATTAAAAAACCTGCACCCGCAATTTTAGAAACAATGAGTGACTATTTGCAGGTCGAATTAGAAGATTTGTTTTCTGTCGAAGATGATCTCAAAGCAAATGAAAGCGCGGTTCCGTGTGGGGTCAAGAAGGGCGATCAAATTCAATGGAAACTTTCAAAGCCACAGGTTGAAACAATCATTGAAAGCTTGAAAGATCTGGCCCCTGTTATGGCGGCTTCAGAAAGCAAAAATCAAAGAGTTACCATTGATCTTAATTTCAACATCAATCTGTTGAGCGGTAGCTAATGGACGTTCGAGACGAGCAACTTGCCCTTTGGAGACGAACGTTTCCTTCGGGCAAGCAGATATTCGAGGGGAAAGACCCTTGGATCATCTGGGGTGTTGTGGATTGCAACAAACGCGCAGCGGTCATCAAGACAAGACTGCACGATGGTCAGCTTCGAGCAAGCTGGGCTGACCTGTTAAACCGCAAGATTAATGATCCAGAAAGAAAATGGACAGACGAAACATTTGATCCGTTGACGCTGATCAGAGAGGCCGAAGGCACATGAGTATAAATCCAAAGCTTTTAGAAGATGCAAAGCTTGTAAACCAAGGCCTCTATCAAACAAACGGCGGCAAGAAGTTTGCCGAAAAAAAAGGCATTGGGAACGAACGCGCAGAGGTTTCCAAAAGAACTTTGCAGATCGTAAAGATGTGGAACGATGGACTCCGCGCCAATGAAATTCACGAAAGAATTGGCGGCAAATTAGAAGCCATCAAGGACGCGCTCATGAGGTATCGGGGCGACCTTACAGATCGAAGCGGGAATTACTATGACATCGTGGATCTGTCTGGTGATGATTATGACAGGATCATGCGATCTCTGGAAGCTTGCAAAAGAAACGTCAGTCGAGAAGAGGCCAAGAAGCTTGAGGCGCTGCAGACTTTCTTAAGGAATTTCCCGCGAGAATTGCGATACATGAAATGATTAATTTATTTGATGACAAAGATGCAGTGATCGCAAAGGTGCTGCGGCACGAGAGCAGCGCCAGAGAGGGTGACGGGCGCGTCTGGGTTTACCGCAACGACTTAGGCGAGGAACTCCTATCTAATTCAAAATACGACTGCACAAGAGCGGCTAGGCAAGACCTGAGATTGTGTAGAGTTGATGTTCTTATAGACTACACGGCTGAAGGTAAGGTCAAAGGCTTTGAGTATTCTGACACCTACAGCAACCGCAACATTGATCACGTTTCAAAGAACCTCGCGGCTTCACGCCGAGAAGTGAATAAATTAAACAAATGGGTCGAAGAATTGTGTCGTGAAAGGGATGATTTGCGTAAGAGGCTCAAAAACATTGCGCAGTATGCGTCAGGAAAATGAAGTCGTGCGGCTCAACCTCGGATCTGGAAATCTTACAAACCTTTGGAGAAGCTTTGAGTTGAGGTCAAGCCACCCCAAGCTTCTATCATAAGCATGGAACCTATCAAAGCGAATATTGCTTTTTAAATTACAAAATGTAATAAACAATCCGAAGGATTTATATAAAAATGACAAGAGATAATGTTGTTGAGTTCAAAAGGCTGGATCTTTCAGAGATCAAAAAAGGGAACAATGCCCACGAACTCGAAACGATGTCGTTATTGTCTTGCGCCTATTGCAGTCATTCGGGGTTTGAGGTGGTGATGCTAAACTCGGCAGAAAACATTGAGGAAAACGGCATCTTTGCGATTTGTCAAAGCTGCGGCACGATCAATGATCCAAAGGCTTTGTGCGATGACTGAAAAGCCAAAGAAAATCCCCCAAAAGCTGGGACGCAAGGAACACGCTCCAACTTCCGAGAAACAGAACCTTGTAAAGCTATGCATGGCGAGTGGGTTCAACCAGCGGGAAACGGCGAACTGCTTAGAGATCGACACGAAAACGCTGCGTAAACATTACGGGCCACAACTGGAGTTTGGAAGAGAGCAAGCAAACGTCCAAGTCGCGGGTTCACTTTTCAAGCAAGCGCTCAAGGGAAATGTCCAAGCGGCTATTTATTGGTCAAAGGTTCATATGGGCTGGCGCGACAATAGCGAAACGACAACCGTAATAAACATTGCACCACAAAAGATTGAAGCCCCCGTCATAGAGGGAGAGGCGATTGACCTTGATGCAATCAGAAATCAGTGAAGAGGTTATCCAGCTTTCAAGGCCTCAAGCTCTTGTTGCTCAGTCGCGCTCAAGGTTTCGTGTGCTGGTCGCTGGGCGTCGAACTGGTAAGTCGTTCCTATCCCGCTTTATCTTGTATCAACGCGCTAGGTCGAACGCTGACAACGTGTGCTGGTACGTTGCGCCTACATATCGGATGGCGCGTCAGATCATGTGGAAAGATTTAAAAAGCCATGTGCCGCAGCACGAAATCCAAAAAAAAGATGAAACCGATCTCCGCATCGAGCTTATCAATGGGTCTATTATTGCTTTGCGTGGCGCTGATAATCCCGACAGCCTTCGTGGCGTTGGTCTTGATTTTCTGGTTATCGACGAGATCCAAGACGTGAACCCCGAAACATGGACAGCGGTTTTGCGCCCTGCCCTTGCTGATAAAAATGGACGCGCCGTATTCTGCGGCACTCCCAAGGGATATAACTGGTTTTATGACCTATTTTCTGGTGCGAACGAGCAACCAGACTGGGAAGCTTTTAGGTTTAGAACCATAGAGGGCGGCAGGGTTGCCCCGTCAGAGATCGAAGCGGCAAAGCGCAGCATGGACATCAGGCTTTTCCGACAAGAGTTTGAGGCCTCATTTGAGACGCAGGGGGGCCGCGTTTATCACGCCTTTGAGAGATCATTCAATTTAGCGGATTGCGAGGACACAGGCGGGACGCTGCACATTGGCATGGACTTTAACATCAACCCCATGTCGGCGGTGGTTTGTGTCGAGGCTGGCAATGAGATCTGGGCAATAGATGAAATCAGCATTTCAGACTCCAATACAGATTTGATGGCGCAAGAGATAAAAGGTCGCTATAATGGGCGGCACATAGTCGTTTATCCAGACCCCAGCGGCAAAGCGCGAAAGACAAGTGCCGCAGTGGGTCAGACAGATTTCAGTATTCTGGAAGGGTACGGCTTCGACGTTGTGGCAAGTAACAAAGCCCCGCCAATTGTGGATCGCATCAACGAGGTGAACGCGATGCTCTGCAATAGCGATGGCGAAAGACGCCTCTTCATCGATCAACGGTGCAAAAACCTCATAAAATCGCTCGAAGGCTTAATTTACAAAGAAGGCTCCAGTATGCCCGACAAGACTTCTGGCTTGGATCACATGGCAGACGCCGTTGGCTATCTCATCCATGAAATGCATCCGATTGACGGTAATCAGGCTGTAGGCCCGATCAAGATTGCAAATTATTTTGGCTAGGGGATCATCATGCCAGTAAATTCACAACACAGAGAATACGAAATTTATAAATCACAGTGGAAGCGCATTCGTGACGCGATTGCTGGTGAGGACGCGATCAAGGCCGCAGAGGTTGAGCATTTGCCCAAGCCAGCGGGTCAGGACAGTTATGATTATCGGCAATATCTGAAAAGGTCATTGTTTTACGGCGCAACGGGTAGAACTGTGCAGGGTCTTGTCGGTGCGATATTTCGCAAAGAGCCGATCATTGATATTCCATCACGCATTAAGCCTCTACTGCAAAACGTGACGCTGACAGGGTTGCCGTTCGCAAACTTTGCAAAGATGACCGTTGAGGAAACAATCTCAATGGGGCGCTGCGGTGTTCTGGTTGATCGCCCAACACTTGAGGACGGTCAGGCATATCTGAGACTTTACCCAGCAGAAAGCATTATTAACTGGCGCACGGTCAACGACGATGGGGTGGAAAAGCTTGAACAGGTTATTTTGCACGAAGAACGCCAACGGGCCGAAGCTGATGGTTTTGGCACAGAGTTTTACAACGTTTATCGTGTTTTAAATTTAACAGAAGAAGGCTATGGGGTCAGTGTTTATGAGGAAGGCGAAGATGCTGGCGGCGATCTGGTTTATTCAGCGGTTGAGAGCTACGAGCCAAAAAAGCGCGGTGAGCGTTTAGATTACATCCCGTTTATTTTTATATCGCCAAATGATCTGACTCCACCCGTTGATAAATCGCCAATTCTGGATCTGGTAAATGTAAATTTATCACATTACCGCACACAGGCTGATTTAGAGCAGGGCAACTATCTCACATCAAGCCCAACGCCTTACATTGTGGGCCAGAAAAACGCTGAGAACGCCGCTTGGTCTATCGGGTCTGGGACGATCTGGTTTCTGAGTGAGGGCGCATCAACAGGAATGCTTGAATACACTGGGGCGGGGCTTTCGTTTCTTGAGAAATCACTGGATCGCAAGCAAGCCATGATGGCGCTCTTGGGCGCAAAGCTTCTTGAGGAAAGCAAGCGCACCGCAGAGGCCGCAGAAACGCTCAGAATACGCGGAAGTGGCGAGAGCAGCATCTTGTCATCGATTGCGGAAACCGTGTCTCAGGGGCTTGCCAAGGCGCTTGAGTGGATGGCTGAGTGGGAAGGCGTGGACGCTGACATCAGTGTTGAACTGAACAAAGACTTTATGGACGCCAAGTTGACCCCGCAAGAACTAACGGCACTTGTTCAAGCTTGGCAAGCTGGCGCAATGGGTCAGGCTGATATGCTTTACAACTTGCAGCGCGGTGAAATGCTCAGACCAGACGCCAATATTGAAGATATTCGTGACGAGATCGATCAGGAAACGCAACTAGATCGTGACGATATCGTAGAGGATGAGGCCGAGGAACTAGAGGAAACTGACCCAATCGACATTGCAGCGGAGTGACTTAGATGCTCAAGCCCAAGATCGCCCCGACTTCTTTGAACGTAAGCGACAAGGTTCAAGACCTGTCGATCATTCATGCGATAAATTTAGAAAGATTAAAGCAGGGTGAGGTTGTCAAAGTTCTAGACATTCTGGACGATCTTGGGCTGTCGATACAAAAGCAACTGGAAAAGATTGACCCAACAGGCGTGGGGCCGACTTACAGAGCGCGGCGACTGGCAAGGCTTCTTAAAAACGTGAAGGCAACAACCAAGGCGCATTTCAGCAAGGCCAAGGCGGCGAATAGCAAAGGCCTGAGTGGGGTTGCGTCTATAAGCGCTAAAGCCACGCAAAATATCATCAACGGCTCTCTGGGCGTCTCTCTGGGCGCGGCATTGCCCTCGGCGGCAAACTTACAGTCTTTGGCTGGCAAGGTTCTTATTGAGGGCGATGTGGTCAGTGAATACTGGAAACAACAAAACGCACAGGTGACAGGCAACTTTCTTCGTCAGATGAGAATGGGCGTTGCTGGCGGTGAGGGATTGCAGAGCCTTATTCAGCGGGTTCGAGGCACTAAGGAAAACAACTTCACCGATGGCATTATGAACGCCACAAAGAAAAAGGCTGAAACGCTGGTTCGGTCATCTGTTGCGGCGGTCAACAACGAGGCAATCATTAACACCTACCAAGCCAATGAGGATCTGTTCAACGGCTATCAATGGATGGCGACACTGGACAGTCGGACAAGTGACATTTGCAAGGCAAGATCAGGGCTGACTTGGGATAAAGATTTCCAGCCAGTCGGTCATGGCATTGGTTGGTCAGCGCCACCCGCTCACTTCAATTGTCGTTCAACAGTCATAGGGGTCTTAAAGCCTTGGGCTGACTTGGCAAACAAGCCCTTGCCAGCGGTTGGTGCGGAAACGCTAAAAGAAGAACTCACGAAGTCGCTCATGGCGCGTGGGTTATCCCCTGCCCTAATCAGTAAAGCGATTAATAAAACCCAGCAATCTATGGACGGGTTTGTTGCTGGGGATATAAATTTCGAAGATTGGCTGAAGGGTAAGAGCGAGCGGTTCCAAAAGGCTATTCTGGGCGAGCAAAAGTGGGAACTCTGGAACACGGGCAAGATTGGATTTGTGGATCTTGTCGATCAGAAATCGCACCCTCGGTCACTGGCAGAGCTTCAAGCGCTTGTTGATCAGGGCAGAACGTCACCATTGAAGGCCAACAAAGCGGCAAAAGAGGCGGCAAAGCAACAAGCCGAGGCGGCTGCGCTGGCGGCAAAGGCTGCGGAAAAGGCTGAGAACGCGGCACAGGCTCAAATTGATGAAATTGCGAGCGGGTCTGCTGGGGCCAACAAGAAGAAAGTTTATGATAAATTAAAAAAAGACGGGATTGATGGATTAAGCGCAACTCAGGTCATGGCGAAGATCGATGAGGGCGTGGCACAAATCAACATTACCGCAAATATCGCAAAGGCCAAAAAGAAACTCAAAGACGGTAAGCCACTCAGCAAGACCGAAGATGCGGCATGGGCCACGGTTGACGACGATTTGAAAGCTGCATTCATTGCAAGCTTAGAGGCCGACAGCGCAATTTTAAAGGCAATTGATAAGCAAATTGAAAAGGTTATCGCCGCGCAACAGGTCGCAGAAAAGCTAGGATTAAATGACTTTAGCCCATTTCTGAAAGCTAAGAAGGCCTTCTCAAAAGCCAAACTAAAAGGCCAAGATTATGTGGTTAAAGAGTTTGATAAAATAATCGGAAAGAATGATTTTGATTTTTTGAAATCCCTGCAGGGCTTCATGGGGATTGATAGCTTAAAAAAGGCAAAAAACACACTTTCGAAAGCGGATGCGGAAGAATTTTTGAACAAATATGATGAGGTTTTAGATTTATCAAAATCTGTAGACGAGAAATTTGACGAGATTAGCAAGGCGGCTGAAGCAGCGGGTAAAAGCTTTGATAGCCAGTCAAACAGAATTTATGCCACGCTGTTAGATGATGCTGAAGAGTTTGATATTGGGGATTATGGAAGCGCAAAGGGAATTATCAGTGATTACTTTGAGCATGGCCCTGATGTTTCTGCACAAGAGGCCAGTATTACTCTGAAATTTATTTCGGATCAGGTTGCCGTAAACAATAAAATTGTAACTGATCAAATAAAAAAGCAAACAGACGAGGCCACAGAATATCTCTCAAAGGCCAAGGAAGGCGGGACAGGGTTTTCCACGCACAAAGTCGCCTATGACAACTTATCGAAGTCTGGGGGGCTAACAGGCGATGCCATAGTCGATGCCGCAAAGGTTCAAGCTCAGAAAGATGTCATACAAGCGGCGAAGTCTCTGGCGGCGATGAAAACCAAAATCAAGAAAAAGTTCAAAGCCAACAAACCTCTCGCGTCAAAAGAACAGGAGGCATTCGATAGCTTATCGGCTGATGATCAAGATCTCTTAAAAGAGGCCGCTAGTGCGGGAAAGACCGCCAAGCAGTTAGACGATGATGCGGCGGCTATCGTCACTCAGAAGGCCACACAGAGGGCAGACGAGGGTGTTTTGTTTGATGACCTCGAACAGGTAGGCAAACAAGACGGGTCGAATTTAGGTGGCCTCTTTCGAAGCAAGGTCGATGGTCAAGAATTTTATATAAAAGCCCCCGACACTGAACTCATGGCAAAGGTCGAAGTGTTGAGCGCAAAGCTGTATCAGGCCGCAGGGGTAAAGGTTGCTGATGTGAACCTACTTCCAATCAAGGGAAGCATTGGGGGCCGAGATGTCGATAAGATTGGTATTTCAAGCCGTATTGAAAAAATTGATGATGTTACAACGGCGGGAATGAAAAAGCTGAACGGAACGCAAGAAGGCTTTGCGGCTGATGCTTGGCTGGCAAATTGGGACGTTATCGGCAACGGGGGGCCGAAGCAGCTAAATTTAAAAAAGATGGCTGATGGCTCAAGCTTTCGAATTGACACAGGCGGCACTTTATTTTTCAGAGCGCAGGGCGGTCGAAAGGCTTTCTCAAAAGATGAGGTTCTTGAACTCGAAAGTTTGCGTTTCAATGATTTCAACTCAGGTAAGGTTTTCGGAAAAATAAACGAAGATCAAATTGTCGCTGGCGTTGCTCGAATTGTTGCAATTAGCGACGATGACATTCGGCGGTTGGTTAATGACATCATGGGCGATGATGCAGATGACCTCGCAGAGGTTCTGATAGGCCGCAAGAACGTCCTTAAGAAAACTTACGCCGATCAGCTTAAGAAATATCAAACAGACGCTCCTGACGCCCCCACAGCGCCCGTAACGAAGCAAGAGGCCAAGTTGGTCGAGGAAAGTGGAACGGGTGGCTACAGCATTGTTACCGATAAGGACGAAATTGAGGATCAACTTGTTCATTTCTATAATTTTGAAGAAGTGAGCGGAAAGGCCAGATCAGGCGCATATCTCAAGATCAGGGGAGCTAGGGCGAAAAAGCTTGATGAAGAAATTCAGTCTGCAACGGGATCTAGCGGCGAAACTGTTAGGCTGGATATTGTAGAGGACTCGATATTGACAGCAGTGAAAGGGATTGGCGTAAGAAATAAAGCTCAAGAAGCATATCAGCAAAAAGATATTAACAGATCTGAGATCGCAATTAAGCAAATTGATCTGATCATTGATGAATTAGACGCAAAAGCTTCAACTTTAGACGCTGATGATGTCAAGGCACTGAAGGCTTATTATTTGGGCTGGAAAGACGATCTCCAAAAGTTTGTGGATATTGCAAAGAAACAGTCTGACAAGCACTTTTTTGTGGCTTGGAACTCTGGGGTGTTTTCTCCACAGGTATCACCCAAGGCTATTTTGAAAGCTGGTGAGGCCGACGAGATTGTATGGGTTAAAAAGACACGAGCCGCTTGGAATAGAAGAAGCTTTAAGGATGGTAAGGGAAGGGATAACGGAGAGGGTCAATATTCCCGTGAGATAACAAATTATGAAACAAATGTTGATGGGGTGAAAGTTCGTTACTTCCCTAGTAACTCACAAGCAGCTTTTAGAAATCGCATTGAAATGGAAGTTGACGGTGATGGAATCGTCGCAATTGAAACCCAGCTGAAGGTTATGGCTCGGCTGGGAATAAACACAAAACGAGCTTCTCAAGCTGATCGTGAAGAGCTTTACCTGATGCAATCACTTTACGCTCAAGCTGCCGAAGATGGTAGAAAAGGTACATGGTACAATTCAAGGGTCAAGAAGGCTGCTAAACTCAATCAGGAAGAGCGGATCAAATACTTGCAAAAAGAAGTCAGTGACGCGGCTGGCGTTGATGACATTACGGCGCTTTCAAGCTATAATCCGTTTGGAGATTGGCAGCAATATGGGTATGGAAGGGTTGTGCGATACAGGCCTGATTTGGTGGGGCCAGAATGGGAAGATTTTCAACAGAAATATGTCATTTCTCACAGTTTGCACACAGGGGCGACATTTGACGCGATAAAGAACATCATTGACGGTGGCGGTCAGATGGCCCCCACGATGGATAAGTTGCGTCGAGGCGTTCCTATTGGCGGTATGTCGCCCACAGCAGATATGGAAACAGGGGGCGCTCAATATTTCTTCACGCGAATAAAGAGAAAAAGATCTGATATAATGGATTACAATGGAAACATAATATGGAAAGGAAAAGTCGCTGGGCGTATGGACGCCTTGAGTTACGACAGCGACAACTATGGGAAAACAACTACAGAAAGTTATGTCCTAAAAGAAAGATATACCAGCGTGAAGGGGATGGAATACGCCTCTCGCGGGAGCAGTAATGAAACCATATTCAAAGACAGCCTTTCTTTGTTCGATGATTTGGAAGTTTTGATAATGAAAAATGCACAAGAAGCTGGCGATTTGATGAATTACTTGATGTTAGAAAAAGGCATGGATCGCTG